CATTGGCGCGGGTTTGCGGGCGATTGGTTTGCTTTTTCGCTTGCTCTGGCGGGCGCGACCGAGACAGAGAAAGGCACAAAAAAACCGCCCGGAGGCGGCGTGTCGGCGTGGCGCGGAGGTCAGTGCCTGCCTGCCACCAGCGCCTCACGCTGCGCCAGCCAGGACGCAGGCAACTTGCCGCGCAGCAACTGGCTGACACCCACCTCGAGGCGTCCCAGGGCGATGGCTTCGATCAGGTCGGGGGCCAGTTGCGCCAGTCGGCTCATCTTGCTGGCTTGGCCAAGGTCGATGCCTTCGGTTGCCGCGATCTCGGTCATGGAACTGAACCGTCCTTCGTCCAGCAACCGCTGCCAGTGGTGAGCAAGGCCCAGCGCCCGCATCAGTGCGGAATCCTGTTCCGCCGCCTGCAGTTGCCGCTGGTGCTGCGCTTCATCCAGAAATTCCTGCGGCGCATCCAGCGGCGTGATGACCTGCTTTTTCAGCCCCCGGCGCACCAGCGTCCACGGCAGGAAGGTTTCCATCTGCACACCGCCGGCGGGCAGCGGCGTCTGGTAGGTGACCGGATCGCCCTTGGCGTGGCCACGATGCTTTTTGTTCATGCGTCCTCCTCGAAGCTGGCGATCAGCTCGCGCTGGGCCTGCCAGTCCACCATCAGCCGATTGCGCTGGAACCACAGCAGGGTCAGCCGCCGTGGCTGCTTGCCCGCCATGAACTGTTCGATGATGTCGGGAGCCAACAGGGTCAGGCGCAGCAGCTCGTTGACCACCGAGTGGTGCAGTTTCTCAGCGCGGGCGATGGCGGCACCGCTTTGCATCGCGCCGGTGTCCAACAGGTGTTGCCAGTAGAAGGCGCGGGCCATGCCTTCCACCAAGGTCGCGTCGTGCGCCTGCCGGTGGTCGGACGCTTTTTTCTGAACACCGCGCCGCTGGAATTTCAGGGGCAGAAATACGTCATCCATGACCGGCATCAGGCTTCGACCTCCAGCAGCTCCGCGCCGATGCTGTCGGGCGCGAACTCTTCGATCAGCGCGCTCCAGCCGATCTCCCGCCAGCGCACCTTGATGCCTTGCATTTCACCCGCGTGGACGAGGTCGATGCGCTCGATCATCAGGTTGGCGATGCGGTGACGCTCGACCGGGAACAACTGATCCCAGACGTCGTTGAGGCGCGCCATCGCCATCACTACGCTGTCCTCATGGATGGTTGCGCCGGTCTTGTTGTGGTGGCTCTGGATGTGACGCACCACCGAGGCGATGGATTCCGGACTGGTCAGCACCGTGCGGATCTGGGCCTCGACCGCACCTTCGATTTCCGGCGCAGGCAGGCGCTCGTAGCGTTTGCCCGGTGCGCCGAAGCGCGCTTCGGACTTGGACACGTAGTAGTGGTACTTGCGCCCGTTCTTGCGCGAGTAGGTCGGGTACATCCGCTCGCCGGTGGGCGCGTACAGCAGACCGCGCAGCAAGGCATCGGTGCGCGAGCGCTGCTTGGTTTCCACCGACCGCGCGTGGCCATTTTTGGCCAGCACCTCATGCACTTGTCCCCACAGGCCCGGGTCGATGATGGCCGGATGCACGCCGGGGAACCAGCTGCCCTTGTGCGACAACTCGCCAAGGTAAATGCGGTTGCGCAGCAGCTTGTGCAGGTATTTCTTGTCGATCTGTGCGCCGGGTCGGGTCTGGCCGTCCTGCGTCGTCCACGACTTGGTAGTGATGCCCTCCAGAGTCAGGTTGGCGGCGATCTGGGTCGGCGAGCCAATGGTGAGCATCTCCGCGAAGATGCGCCGCACCACCGCCGCCTCGGCGTCGTTGATGACCAGCAGGCGCTTGTCGACGTCGTAACCCAGTGGCGGCACGCCGCCCATCCAGATGCCTTTGCGCTTGCTGGCGGCGATCTTGTCGCGGATGCGCTCGCCGGTGACCTCGCGCTCGAATTGCGCGAAGGACAGCAGGACGTTGAGCATCAGCCTGCCCATCGACGTGGTGGTGTTGAACTGCTGGGTGACCGAGACGAAGGACACGCCGCGCCGCTCGAACACTTCGACCATTTTGGAGAAGTCAGCGAGACTGCGCGTCAGGCGGTCGATCTTGTAGACCACCACGATGTCGACCAGCCCCTTGTCGATGTCAGCCATCAGGCGCTTGAGCGCGGGGCGCTCCATATTGCCGCCGGAGAAGCCGCCGTCGTCGTAGTCGTCGGCCACCGGAATCCAGCCTTCGGCACGCTGGCTGGCGATGTAGGCGTGACCGGCTTCCTTCTGCGCGTCGATGGAGTTGAATTCCTGGTCGAGGCGTTCGTCCGAGGACACCCGGCAATAGACAGCGCAGCGTTTGCGCGCCTTGGGACTGGCGATCTGGCTGGCATCGTTCATCGTGCTCCTCCCTTGCCCGTCAGGCCGAAGAACAGAGGCCCCGACCAGTGCGCGCCGGTGATGTGGCGGGCCACGGCGGTCAGGCTCTTGAAGGTGTGGCCGTCGTAGGCAAACAGGCCTTCGGCGGTCACCGTGACCTGGTGCTCGCGCTCGCCCCATTCGCGCAACAGGATGGTGCCGGGGGCGAAATCAAATTCGCGCGGCTTGGCGCGCAGTTTGATCTGCGAATGCTTGGCTCCGATGGCCTCGAGGCGCTGGCGCGTGGCCGGAGCAAGACCGCCGAAGGCTCGCAAAAGCGCTTTGCCGACCTGCTGCTCACCCGTGGCTTGGACAAATGGCGCAACGGCATGGGCCTGCGCGGGTTTCAGGGTCTTGGCCTGAAGTACCCGCCAGCACCTGCCTACACCCCTTACGCCGACAACTGAAATGACCGCGCCTGACGGATCGGACGGACTACGTCGTAACTCCTACGCGTGTGCGTGTGCGCGCACCTCATGGGATGTTTCGATAAGACCCGTCCGATCCGTCAGGCCAGACCAAAACAAGGACTGACACCATGACCACCACCATCCTTGCCCTCGACTTGGGCACCACCACCGGCTGGGCGCTGCAAGGCTGCGACGGCCACATCACCAGCGGCTCGGAGAGCTTCAAACCGCAACGCTTCGAAGGCGGCGGGATGCGCTTTTTGCGCTTCAAGCGCTGGCTCACCGAGATCAAGCAGTCCTGCGACGGTATCGACTGCCTGCACTTCGAGGAAGTACGCCGCCACGTCTCGACCGACGCCGCGCACGCCTACGGCGGGTTTCTCGCCACGCTCACCGCGTGGTGCGAACACCACCAGATCCCGTATCAGGGCGTTCCAGTCGGCACGATCAAGAAGCACGCCACCGGCAAGGGCAACGCCAGCAAGGATGAGATGGTGGCATCCGCCCGCGCCCGTGGCCATGTCCCGGTCGACGACAACGAAGCCGATGCCCTGGCCCTGCTGCACTGGGCCATCACGCAGCACGTACTGGAACGGGAGGTGTGAGATGAAGGTGCCCGCACCCCAGTCCCGCTGCCCGCTGGGCAGGCTGCAGCCGGACGTCCAGGACGTGGATGTCATCAAGCAGCGTGGCTGGCGTGACCAGCACATCCTGGTCATCAACGCCGACGATGAACGGCTCGATTGGATGGAACGCGAGCTGGTGCGCCAGATCGGCGAACGCCTCTACGGTGCAGGAGGACGACGCCATGGCTGACCGTCGCAACCCTTGGACGATTGAGGACGTGGCCGCGCGCTTCGAGGAGGCGGCCAGCACCGGACGCCGCCTGCCACCCGTGCGCGTGCAGGGCTACTTCAACTGCTGGCCTGCCTTTGTGCGCAAGGAGTGGGAGTCGTTTGCTGCCGACGAGAAGGTTTACCGACCGTTCCCGCCCACACCGGACGCCATCGACCGGATGCTGGAGACGATGCGCTGGGTGCAATGGCTGGAGGTCGAGCAACGGCATCTGGTGTGGATGCGCGCCAAGCGCTACGGCTGGCGGGACATCACCATCCGCTTTGCGTGCGACCGCACGACGGCGTGGCGGCGCTGGCAGAGGGCACTGGAGACAGTGGCGGAACGCCTCTCCGAACCCGCACATTGACGTTGGGCAGGGCATGGCGGATAATAACTATTATTAACGGATAGGAGAACTGCCATGCCCACCAGTGTCGCCCTTGGCAATCACTTCGAAACTTTCATCCGTGATCAGGTGCAGAACGGACGCTTCAACAACGTCAGCGAGGTGGTGCGGGCGGGGCTGCGTCTGCTGGAAGAGCGCGAGGAGCGCAAGCAACTCGAACTCGAAGCCCTGCGTGCTGAGATCGCGG